CGTCCCTGGCCCGGTTGGTTGTCTTACGAAGGCGCATAGCGTCCTGGCAGACGAAGGTGTGTTGTGCCTGATGTCGGCTCGTGCGGAATTTTCTGAGGACGGCGCCTTAGACAATGCGAAAAGCCACGACTCGGGGGCCATGTTTTTCTATCACGAGGACTCGCTTCGGCGGCTGCTCGCTTCGAATGGTTTTGAGGTCGTGGACGAGTCTGGACCTGTGGAAAGTAGCGTGATGCTTTTTGCGCAGAAACAGCGGGGGTGGAAACGATGAGTTACGCACTCGTTCAGGACATAAGGGACCGCGGCGTATCTGTAGAAGATGCAGACGATGCCGCGGTGCAGTCAGTACTCGACCGCGCGACCATCGCCATCAATTCATACTGCCGGCGCGACTTTCTCGATCGCACAGTAACATACGATCTTGACGGGACAGGGCGCCGCATTTTATTCTTTGACGATCGGCCTGTCATTTCAATCACGAGTATCAAGGTGGACACGATCCTGCTCAACGAGTCTGACTATCGCGTTTACCGCGACGAGGGCTACGTGAAGATGGTCGGATACACAAAAGACCTTTACGTGCGGCTCGCTGGCGTATTCAGCGTCGGTGAGCAGAACGTAGAAGTTATCGGCCACTTCGGTTTTGAGTCGGTGCCGGCAGAAACCAAGGAAGCGTGTATCCTGCTTGCACTCGACATCCTCAAGAATAGAGCATCTGAATCGGATGTCACGAAAGCGACAAGCGGCACGACAGATAGGGCGACCGGCGTGAAGTCCGTCAAGGTGGGCGACATCGCGGTTTCATTCCAATATCCTACCGGAGCTCTGACTGCGAGGTCCAGGAGCAGAACAACAGGACTGTTCGAGGCAGACAGGCTGCTTCTCAAGTACCGCAAGGATCTGGAGGTCATTGTAGTTTGACAATAAGAGATACAATTCTGGATGCGTGGGACACCGTAGCGTCGCCGATGTTCGGGGAGCTTGGCGAGGATACCGACATTGAGGTTCTTGCAGAGACCTCCGTCGACCCGCTCTATGGCGAGGCGGCTACAACGAAAGAATATGCAGATCCGGTTTCGCTTAAGGCGCGGGTGAAGATTGAGAAGGATAGGTTGACCACTCCGGGCGGCGAGGAGATAGATGTCGATGGCCGCATCACATTCAGGACAGATGAGCTCGAGGAAAAAAGCATTGTTATCGATTTCGGCAGCCTCGTTACAGTCAGCGGACAGAAATATACGGTTGTGCACATGGAGAAGGCGGCGCAGGTAGGAGACAGGTACCTATTGACGAAAATATGGGTAAGGGAAAAGTAGTGGCTGGTGGCGTGACAAAATATGGCGACTGGAGTAAACTCAAGCGGACGATGGATCGCTTCGGTAAAAATCTGCGCAAGAACTGCACGGTTGCGCTACGCCGTGCCGGCCTCGAGCTGGAAGGCTTTATCAAGAACCGCATCTTGACCGGCAAGGATATGAGTCCTCTTCACCCGGTCACGATTGCCATGAAGGGATCGAGCAAGCCACTTATCGATGGTGGCGATCTCCTGGGGTCAGTAGGATACCGGTTTGTGGAGGCGGACGCGGTCTTCGTGGGCGTGCACCGCATGGCGGCGGACGGCACTAACATCGCCGCGCTACACGAACGCGAGAAAGGGACGAAGGTAAAGGTCACACCTAAGATGCGGGCGTTTCTGCACGCGAACGGGCTGCACCTGAAGAAAACCACCACGGAGATATTTATACCCGGCAGGCCATTTGTGAAACCTGCATATTTAGATTTCAAGGGCAAAGGCATCACCAAGAAACTTTTTTCTAATGCGATTGCGAAGACGCTGAAGGGTGCGTAGTGATAGATATTATCGGAATCGGAGACTTGGCCGCTGGCGGCGTGGGCGTGTTCCATGGCGAGGCAGCTATCGATGGTCTCGGCGATATTGCAGCGGACGGCGTGGGTTTCTATCTTGAGGTTGAGATTGCAGGAGTCGCAGACCTGGCAGCAAGGGGAATCGCGTTCGGAATAAACATCTTCACCGATCTGGAAGGCAGTCTGAAAGCGCTGCTTGAAGCAAATATATTTCTTGCCAGTTTGATGGTTCCTGTGCAGATCGTGACACCTGATCCAGACTTTGTGGAGCTTGCAATTCCCTGCATAACACTTCAGCTTGTGGATTTCAGGCGAGACGGCACCAGGCGCGAGAGCGGACGCGTCGAGGAGAAAGACCTCGATGCCATGACTGCCAAGATTCAGCGTTTACCGGAGCCCTTCAATCTCCACTACGCGCTCACGGTTCATACGAAAAATAGCCGTGATGACCGGCTGGTTTTTGAGCAGGTCGCGGTACTGCTCGACGATCACCCAATCATCACGACGGCAATTTTGGAGAAGACGATCTTCTTGCACAGGGACTTGGCATTCCGCGAAAACAGCAAGGGCCGCGAGTTTGCGAAGTCGCTAACTGTGATTGCACGCGCAAGGCTGGATTCGAAGGAGTTCGAGATCATTCCACTAGTTGAGGAATTGGTAACCACAGTCGACGAAGAACCGTAGGAGGAAGCTTAAATGGAGTACCTAAGACCGGGTGTTTTTGTTGAGGAGATCCCCTCGGGCGCTTTCCCGATTGAGGGCGTTGGCACAAGCGCGGGCGCATTCCTGGGCGTGGCCGACCGTGGGGTAATTAACTCGCCGAGGCTGATAACGAACTGGGCGCAGTTCGTCAAACATTTCGGCGGATACCGGGCGGACTCGTACCTCGCTTATGCGGTGTACGGCTTCTTCCTCAACGGTGGGCGGCGGTGCTATGTCTCCCGCGTTGCGGACGACGACGCGGTGATCGCGAGCGTGACGCTGCAGGACAGGGCGGCGGTTACACCACTTGACACGCTGCAAGTCCAGGCGCTCAATGAGGGCGCGTGGGGCAATGGCCTCACTATCGACGTCGAGGTTGGCACGCTCGATGCGACAAACGAGTTCAAGATTATCGTCAAGGATACAGGCGAGATTGTCGAGACATGGGACAATCTCAGCATGATTGATGCCGACACGAATTTCGTCGAGAACATCATCAACGGGAACTCGAACTACATCCAAGTGACAGACCTCGACAGCGTGACTGCGGCCCCGGACGACCAGCCGGAAATCCAGGCTGCAGCTGCGCTCATAAGCGGTGCAGATGGCACAGCGCCGGTGGAGGCGGACTACGTCGGTGTGATAGCCACGAAGACGGGGTTCTATGCGTTCGATGACGTGGACGATATCAACATACTCGCGGCACCTGGACAGGTAGCAGATACCGTGGTACAAGGCGGCCTGACATATTGTGAGGCGCGTGAGGACGTGATTTATATCGCAGACATTACTGCGGCGGCAACACCTGCGGAGGCCAAGACCTTCCGTGAGCAGTTCGACTCGTCGTATGGCGCGTGTTACTACCCGCAAATCAAGATCAATGACCTTCGCACCGGCACAGTGAATTTCATCCCGAACTCAGGCTACATCGCTGGCGTGTTCGCGCGTAGCGACGGGGAGCGCGGCGTTCACAAGGCGCCGGCGAACGAGATTGTCCGCGGCGCGATAGGGCTGGAATACGAGATTACCGCTGGCGAGCAGGAGGTACTCAATCCTGCCGGCGTGAATTGCATACGAACATTCGTTGGCCGCGGCATCCGGATATGGGGCGCCCGCACAATGTCGAGCGACTCGAATCTGCGTTACGTCCACAAGCGCCGCACGCTGATGTTCATCGAGGAGAGCATCGGCGAGGCAATGGCCTGGGCTGTTTTCGAACCGAATGACACCGTGCTCTGGGGTAAAATCATCCGTTCCTGCAATGCGTTCCTGAAGCGCCAGTGGATGGAAGGCGCGCTCTTCGGCAACACGGAAGCCGAGGCATACTACGTCAAGTGTGACGAGGAGACCAACCCAGCGGATGTTCGTGCGGCTGGACAGGTAGTTACGGAAATCGGCGTGAACATAGTCGAGACCGCGGAGTTTGTGATATTCCGCATTGGCATATGGGACGGTGGCACATCCATAACCGAGTAGGCTGGAGATAAAGAGATGACGGAACCAAGAGACATGTATCTGTCAGCAGCGCAGCCGCAGGCGGACCTGCAGCGTGACTATCTCTCCGATTATCCCATGAAGATTCACAAGAATGCTTCTGGCGAAGTTGTGAAAATCGAGGTGATAAAACCGACTGCAACTTTCGTCAAGACTTTCGAGGGGATCCTAACCGGGCAGGTGATTGTCGAGACCATCGTAATCTCGGGCTGGAGACGGAAGGACTGGTATGGCGAAAGCGACATCGATGGAATCGGAGACCTCATAGCAGATGGGATAGGCGTATTTCTCGGCGAGATTGGCATTGACGGAATCGGTGATATGGCCGCGACCAGCAAGGTGATATTCCACGGCGAAGCTGCAGTTACAGAATACGGAGATGTTGCAGCCGGCGGCGTGGGCGTGTTCCACGGCGGAGCAGAGTCGCCAGCGCAGGGAGATCTTGAAGCTGCTGGCGTAGGCGTGTTCCACGGGGAGGCCGGCGTTGATGGATTTGGTGATGTGGAAGTATTGAATTCGTAGGAGTTTTCTTTCGGACGATTGACTGACAGGAGGTAGGAAGATGGCAGGCATACACGGATTTTCTGATTTTTCTGAGGCTGGAATTCTCGCGGCACTTCTTTCGGATACCGCGCTCGTAGGGCAGGGCGCAGTGACCGTGGCCCTTTACACAGCGGCCCCCGAGGACGACGATTCAGGTGCTGAGGCTGCTGGCGCGAGCTATGCCAGGCAGACACTCGGTGCAGTGACCGTTGTGGACGGGGTGGCAAAGAATGACGTCGCGGTGGTATTCCCCGTTGCCACAGAAATATGGGGTACCGTAACTCACATCGGCATCAAAAACGTGGCGGATGACCTGCTTCTTTGGGGGCCACTCGCCGTTTCCGTCGACGTGCAAATCGGGATTCAGGTTACCTTCCCGATAGAGAGCATCGTGGTCACCGTCGACTAATCACGCGGTCTGCGTAGTCCAGATGACAGCGGCCGAGTTATCGCATGGACGATAGCTCGGCGGTCATGATAGTCGAGAAGAAAGCAGGATCAATGGGCAGCATAGTAATCAGAATGGGCAGAGGCGGGCTCGGGTTGGCTTTGACTCCAAAGCGACCGGTCATTGATCCGCAGGATTCCGTGCTCAGCCGCTTCGATCCCACGCCAGGAACTCCCGTCGGCGCTTTAATCGGCGACCGTTACATCTCGCTTGCCTCTGCAAACGACTGGCTGATAAATAACATCTACGAGTGGAATGGCGCGTGGGTAGAAACGGTAATATCAGAGGGTGCCTCTGCCTGGGTGGAGGACGAAGGTGGATATTATTTCTTCACCGGCGCAGCCTGGGTGGACGCAGGCGGAACCATCGACCACGAAG